AAGTTGATAAATTAAATTCGGTAGAGTTCGGTGGAATCGAAGAAGGAGAAGATGTTTCAAGCTTTACCAATCAATCTGCTGACCGGGCAAAAATTGGGAATTACGTGCAAAAATTTCGCGATACCTTCATGACAAGTGATCTGCAAGAGCTTGTAAATACTGCCGGAATTTCATCGGAATTTGCAAACGCTGAGTCTAAAGCAGTACGCAACGTAAAACGTGGAATTGAAAGTGCATTTTGTTCTGCACAAGATCGTCAAGCAGACGCTGGAGCAGGCGCACCTTACAAAACACGAGGCATGTTTAAGTGGCTTGGATTGGGTGGACAACCTTCCGACGTTCCTGCATTCGCACAGAATGTTGCTAATGAAACAGGTGGAAGTCCTGTAACAGAAACTGAGTTCAATGCTGTACTTCAGTCTTTGTACGAAGCAAACGGAATGCCCGGTGGACAGTTGACCTTACTTGCAGGCCCAACATTGAAGAAAGATATATCTGGATTCTCTCGTCAGCAAGCAGCTACCAACGGAACTTACGTTGTAAACCAAGACGCTTCAGATAAGAAAATAACCTTATCAGTTAATATTTATGAAGGTGATTTTGGAAATGTGGCGGTAGTTCCTTCGCTATTTCTTAACAGAACAAGCGGAAGTGACACAGTAGACGCAAACGCAGGTCTCTTAATTGATCCTGAGTATGTATCCATGATGTCCTTGAAAGCTGAGTCTGTAACTGAGCTTGAGAATCAAGGTGGCGGTAGACGCGGTTTTGTAGACGTAGTTGCTGGATTGGCATGTTTGTCACCTGTTGCTCACGGTTACTTTAATTAATAACACTTAAAACAAGGAGATTTAAGATATGTCAGAATTATCAAATAATGAAGCAGGTAGAGGTTTTACACATGTATACACCGCTACTTATGAAGATCTACAAACAATCGGTAATGGTGGTCAATTGACCATCGCTACTATTCCTGCAGGTGGTGCAGTTGAACTTGCTGGTGTATACGAAAGTGTCGCATTTGCAGGTACAGGCTCGCTCGTCATTGACGTAGGAACAACTGCTGGTGACCCGGATGAGTTCATCGATGCTCTTGATGTCGATGCCATGACTGCCCCTGTATTCAATACAGGAGATGCATTCACAGGTGGTCAGTCACAACCCGTTGGTGGAACAAACACCGCAGCTTCAATTATCTTGGAAGTAACAGATGCAGCGATTGCATCAGCTACTGCCGGAGAAATTGTTATCGGATTACGTATCATTGATTTAGGTCAATTTGCTTAATTGCAATTAGGATTTGGGGAGTGATCTGCGTAGTGGGTCACTCCCTTTTCCACATCTTTTTATTATGGCAGAAATATTCATACCCAAGTGGCAACCATCTCAAGGTAATGGTTCGCAATTTATGAAGAACTTAGAGAAGCACCTTCGTTACGAAGTTGATCTTGAAAAGTACGAAGCAAAGAAGCGTGAGCTTGAGTGTGGAAAAGAGAATGGAGAAGGTGGACAAGTCGAGGGACTAGGTCAGTTAAAAGGTACAATACCTGCACGCGAATACTTTCGCTGGCATCAAGACAAGCAAGGATGTTGGGGCGATAAGCAATTCACTAATGAGTTCTTTCGTGACAACCCACATCTTAAAGCAAAATCATTTACCAAGAAGACCTTCGTATCTGGAGGCTTTAACGAACCAAGCTTCGCATGAGGAAAATAGCAGTAAGCACCATGTTGTCCAACCTAGTAAGTATGGTTGGCGTGGATTCTTTTCTTACTGCTGAAACAACTGCTGCCGTACGCAGCTTTAATCGATTTGGCAAGTTAGCCTGGGATCGTACTGCATGGCCATTTAACTCGGTCATCTCACAAGTTATCCCAGACCTTCGAGTACGAAGCGTACAAGTAAGTAATGGAGGAGCAAGTTATTCATCTGCACCAACAGTTGGATTTAGTGGTGGGGGAGGAAACTCAGCAGCAGCTACTGCCACTATTAATGCAGATGGAGAAGTAAATGGAATTGCAGTGACCAATAATGGCACGGCTTTCACAGGAGTCCCCACGATTGCAATAACGAGTGGTGGAGGAAGTGGAGCAACTGCAACTGCAAGCATGTTGTCCTACATCGATTTTGGAACAACGATAAGTGAGATATTTCGGGTAACTGAGAATGACCCTTATGGAAGTGGAAGCACACACAATTTAGCATTTAGAAATATATCAGACGCAAGTGGTAGTACAGATTACGGAGAGGCAATCCTACCAGACCGAGCAAGTAATGCACCTGTATGGGTACACTACCGGGCAGGCTTCCCAGGCTATGCAAGCGACTCAACAGTATTCCCCTACATCTTTAGCGAGTACGCGACAATAGGGGCGCAGGGTGATTGGCTTTCCGCTGACGGTCAGCAAGACAAGGCAAACGTTATCTACCAACAAGCAGAAGCAATTTTACAAACCGAGTTAGACAAACTCGAAAGACAAGAAGGACAGACTCAACCAGTTGAATTTATTACTTACGGAACAACTGCCGTTAGTTCGGCATAGAAGGAACAAACATTATGGCATCAGAATACAGAGGACTAGGACTAAATGGAGGCGAGTACATCAATGATACTGATGTTCACACAGGCAAATGGTTTGCTATCCAAGCAACAGAAGCAACTGTACTTGCAGCACAGGCAAGTAATATTACAAACTTAGATGATATTTGCACAGGACAAGATGCAACTGAGCTTGCTGCTGGAACTGTACTCTACGGAAATTTCCAAAGCATCGATCTGACGAGTGGTGCAGTAATAGCCTACAATATTTAGTATGGGAAGTTCGACCATATCGCTTGGTCTAGGACTAGGTGGAGGTAAAGCTGCGACTTCAAGTGGCAGGCTTGCTAGTGGAGGTGCATTTGTAAATCAATATTCAATTTCACTAGACGGAACTGATGACGCAGTATTACTAGGAAATTCAAGCACCACTCTATTTGATTTTGGAACGGCAGATTTCACTATGTCCATTTGGTTCAAGCCGGATGCCTCTGCCAATTACGATACATTATGGAGTGGGCATTTAAGTTCTGAAAATGGTTGGCTTATGTATTTAGGTGATTCCAATGTATTTGGTTTTTATGGGAATGAAACTGCTTTAAAATCGGCTGGAACTGTAAACTTAAATGCCTGGAATCATGGTGCAGTTATCCGTACCTCGACTACATTAAAACTATACTTAAATGGCGATAAAATATTGGATGACACTATCGCTTCTTCAGATACTTTTAATAAAGCCTCAAGTATAACTGTTGGCATGGGTCAGACTGGAAGTAATTCAGCTTACGATGGTGAAGTGGATGAAGCCGCAGTGTGGTTGAGTGCTTTATCAGACGGAGGAGTAAGTGTAGGCTCAACTGCTGGCGGTGATATAGGAGATATTTATAATGAAGGAGTTCCTAATGATTTAGGCACTGATGGTTTAAATTTAAGTCCTGTCGGATGGTGGAGAATGGGAGATAATGATGGTGGTACAGGCACAACCATCACAGACCAAGGTAGTGGAGGCAACGATGGCACACTCACTAACGGCCCAACCTACTCAACCGATGTACCAGTGGCTTTATTCTCAAGATCCAGCGTAAGCTTTGATGGCAGTAATGACTACGCCACTGCCACTCTTGGGTCGCAGGTTTTTGATGGGGATTATTCAATATCGTTTTGGTTCAACGCAAACACATCGCAAGACTATTCTACATTATTCCAATCTGGGCCAGGACAAGCATACACTGATGGTTTTCGCTTATACAGGTTAGCCAACGGATCGCTACAGTTTTACAAAGGGTTAGGAGGATATGTAAAAATTTTGGATGGGGGTTCAACATCTACGAACACATGGAATCATGTGGCGATAACTAGGAGTGGCACAACTACCACTTTATATTTAAACGGAAGCTCAATTGATACAGGCACAGACTCCGCGGTTTATGCATCGCAACTACTATATATTAACACTGGAGCATTGAGTTACTTTTTTGGAGGTCTAACAGATGAAGTGGCTTTATGGGACTCTGCTTTATCGGCATCTAACATATCATCAATTTACAATAGCGGAGTGCCTAACGACTTATCAGCACTAAGTCCTGTTAATTGGTGGAGAATGGGAGATAACGATGGAGGAACAGGAACTACAATCACAGACCAAGGGAGCGGAGGAAACAACGCCACACTCGTAAACGGCCCAACCTTTTCAACAAGTGTACCCTCTTAAATTATGAGCAGAAAATATGTAATAATAAATGCGGACGAAGTAGACTCCGTGGATTTTGACCAAGTGGATGAGACAAGTGCCGATACAGTCCGTTACTCAGTCGATGGTTCTTTGACTTTTGTTAAGTTTGACACGGACACAACACCCTCGTTCTTAGAAGGCAAAACACAATACACGCATTCTGAAATACTCGCAATTCTAGCGACTGACGAGTGGACTCCTGACGAACCTCCTGGATGATTCACGCCACACCATTTTTAATGCTCATGCTTTGCTCCTGTTCCATGCGTTCTGCCTACCCCTTGATGGGAGGATTGGCTGGGGGTGCAGCCGGAAGTCTAGGTGGCCCGGTAATAGGTGGACTCTCTGCTGGTGCTGGTGTACTAGCTGGTGAAGCATTAAAGAACAAAGATGCCCTCATCGAAGCAGAAGAAAAAATCGATTTACTGACACACGGAGATGTGAGCGAGCTTGTTGCGAAGGGCATGGAGAGTCACAAGTCAGGCTTCGATGCCTTCACCTCCTACATAAAGAAAATTCTAATCGGAGCGGCCATCCTCCTCGGAGGCTACCTTGCCATTCCAATCTTCGTGGCAAAAAGAACTGCCCGTCAATGCTCGCAAACTGAAGCAATTAAACATCAAACTCGCGCACCATTCCCCGTAAAACCTCCCTCCCGAAATGAGAAATCTTGAATTATTAAGAGACAAGTTCTTGGACATGTCGAAAAAAGCTAAAATGATAACCATATTTGCATCACTTGTCGTTGGCATCGTCATATTAGATTGGCTTTTCTAATGATAGACCGTACTGCAATTCTTGGCATGAGTGGTACAGTTGCCACCTTTGGTCTGTCACATCTAGATGATTTATTTGGATGCATCGCGGGTATTATTACCATTATTTACATGGGTAGAAAACTCTACCTAGAAATAAAGAACAAGTGAATGGCACGTTATCGCACATCAGGTAGATTAGATGACCAAGTTCTCACAGATGGAGATCGTGGATTTCGTGGTATTGATTCGTACCAAGAAGCAACAAGTTTAGAACCGGGCTTTGTTCAGACAAGCGAGAATATGCGCTTGATTGGTGATCTTGCAGAGGTACGCAAAGGTATAGATTTTTTAGCAGGTGCAGTAACACTTAGCTACAATGGCACAAATGAGATGGTCTTTGCATCCACACTCTACTCCGATCCGGCAACAGGAAATGAATATGTGGTAGCTGCCACCAAGGATAAAGTAATCCTTTGGAATGATGCAAATGACTCAGGCATTGATATTGATTATCCAGGTAGTGAAGTTGTGGCCACGGCAGATGGCGCGAGCTTCGTGCAAGCATTAGAAAAACTCATCTTGTTTCGTGGTAAGAATAAAACACCACTTGAATGGGATGGAGATGTAAGCAATGACTTTGTAGTTAAAGCAAATGCAAGCCCAGGTGCTGGACGCATACAATGTCCAAACACAGATTATGGTGTATTCTTTCGCAATCGCTTAATTATTCCACAACCCACAGATAGTAACTATTCCATTATCATGTCTGACTTGTTGGACACAGATAATTACTACGCTGCTGACTCACAATTTAGAATCAATAAAGGAAGTGCAGATTTTCTTGTAGGCTTTTTTCCATACCAGGAA